TCCATAAACTTCGGAAGATCAAGTGCGAGCTGTTCAACAAACTCATTCAAAAGCTGCTGCCCTGCCTTCTGTCCATTCGGATCTGTGACTTTTAACGCACTGTTCTTTCCTTTTCGTTCCACTACAAGTCCATTATTCATTACAATATGTAATGTTGGGGGAATCACAGAACCTTCTCTGGTTGCCTGTGATGGTTTATAACGCTCTCCTCCTAATGCCCAGGCTATGAAATCAAGAACAGAAGTCTTTCCCTGATTGTTATTTCCACCGATTACAGTAAGTCCATTGGCTTTAGGTTCCACCTTTACTGCTTTGATGCGCTTTACATTTTCAATCTCAAGCTTATTGATTTTCATACTCATTCTTGCATTTTCTCTCTTTCTCCCTTACAATAAGGGTGTGATAAACTATTATTGAGTCCTCAAGAGCTGCTACTCTGAGGGCTCTTTTTATTCCACTTCCTCGATCGTATAACTTCCGCCATACATGTCTTTCTTTCTCTCAGCATCCTCAACAGCTTCTGTCTTTCTGTATAATGCATATCCTACGGTTCCATCCGCATACCTAATACAAAACACTTTTGTTGGAAGATAATCACCATATTCAACCGCACTTTTTATACTTACATCAAGTACACTGAGATATCCGAAGATGTACGGTGTTTTTCTATAATCTTTTTCTGTTTCGTCCATCAGTAAATACTGTGCAACTCTGATTTTGTCTCTGAGCACTTTATTTTCGATTTCTAATCTTTTCAGCTTTCCCATTCTTTCCACTTCCTTGCTATGTACACAACTCCGATCAGTCCCAACGCTCCCATGATCTGGTCACAGCTGCTGTCCCATATCCAGAACGGCAGGAAGCTCGCAAGGCCTCCGATCAGGATGGAATCGATTATGTCTCTCATAATGCCTCCTTTCCCTTCCAAACATGACCGGTTACTTCCCACACTTTTCTGGGCGATATAATGTAAGTGATTCTTCCTTCTGATAATGACTTAGCTGGCTTATTATTGTGAATTGCCATTCCAATCGGAAGCCATCTGTATACAATACCTGCTCTGATTGCTGCTGCAGGTAATCCAATTAATTTACTTGCATCCGCCACAGACATGTTTTCTGAAGAAAATTCAGGCATTTGTGCACCAGTTATCATTCTTGCTATTTCTGAAGCAAATTCGTGAATTTCGGCAGCTTTATTTACAAGTCTTTCTGCATTCTCCATGTACCTCACCTCCTCACCTAAATAGTTAAAAGAAACTGTCGAAGAGCTGAATAAACAGTATTCACAGACTCAAGACACATGCTCACCTGTTGAAGCAGGTAATGATAATTCTGAATCGACCGAAGACACTGACATCCAAAAATAATGGTAAATACAACCGTTGATATCTGCGTAAGCATTAAACTAATTTTTAGACCTTTTATCTGCTTACGCAGATTTTCGATCTCTTCTTTTTGATCATCCATCTCAACCTGCCTCCTTCCGGTCGGACTCGGTCGCAAATAAGTAGTCCAATGTCTTGTCTGGGAAAAAAGTGTTTTTTATTTTTACACACTCTTTTAAGGAAATTGGAGCTTTACCATTTAACTTAAAAGAAAATGTTGTTGGTGTAATTCCCAATGACAATGCAATACTAGATTGTGTTATTTTTCCTCGTGCCATCTCTGCTTCTAAATTTGGAAACACTTTCTCACCTCTCTTTCTCGATTTTTCGTGATTACATTTTAAAGTATATACGAATTTTCGTGAATGTCAATATATTTTTTCGATTTTTCGAGATTTTATATTGATTCATTATATATTTATATTGATTTTTCGAGATTTTGGTGTTATTATCAATTTAGTTAGAGATTTGAAAAAGGAGGGTTAATCGTATATGCAAGAGCTTGAAGCCAATATTAAATCTCTTATTATAGAAAGGTATGGAAGTCTCAAGAAATTTTCTGAAACGATTAATATGCCTTGGACAACATTAGACAGTATTCTTAAACGAGGAATGGCAAATTCCAATATAACTAATGTATTAAAAATCACTCGTGAATTAGGTCTTGATGCGGAAAAGATAGTTGATGGAGAAATCGTTTTTTCAGGCGAGCAAGAGCCAACTACTATTGCTGCACATTTTGATGGAAGTGAATATACAGAAGATGAACTAGATGAAATTCGCCAGTTCGCAGAGTTTGTGAAAAACAAAAGGAAATAAATATAAAGGGAGGAATGCGTTATGGCATTAATCAAATGTCCTGAATGTGGGAAAGAATTTTCTGACAAAGCTTCGGCATGTCCTAATTGCGGATGTCCTACCAGTGAAATTAATACGAGTTCCAACTCAAATAATTCATCAGAAGACGAATTGTCCTCTATTTGGAGTACAATTCCCTCTAAATCATCTTTTACTCCTGTAAAACCTCATATAACATCAAAGGTCAGTGCTGTTAAAATAGATGAAAATAATCGTATGTTTCAGATTAACGGTACCATTCCAACAAATGGTAAAAAAACAGGTATCATCGGAAAATCCTTTAAAGGTCTTATGGCTGTAAGTACAATGGGAATGTCTTTAGCTGCTGAAAAAATGATTTCCGGTGGAAAAGCAAAAGCCGGAACCAATAAATGGTTTCCTTTTTCTGCCCTTGTAAGTTACGATCTTCTGGAAGATGACTCCCTTGTAACAAGTGGAGGTGTTGGGCAAGCACTTATTGGCGGTGCCGTATTCGGAGGTGCTGGAGCTATTGCAGGTGCTATTACTGGAAAGAAAACTCAGAAGAAAAAAATCGAATCTTTATATATCAAAGTAACTTTAAACGATTTTAACATACCATGTATATTAATTCCTTTAATAACAAAACCAACAAAAACATCTTCAAAAGAATATCAAACGATATTCGAAGAAGCTCACAAAATATTATCTGTTTTAGACGTAATTTCTCATAATCAATAAATTCATAATCTACAAAACGCATCTGATTTGGATGCGCTGGTACATTGACATATAATATTTGTCAAACCAAAATAATATTCTATGCAGAATCAGAAAGGAGCTTTTATTATGATGTATCCATTTATGACGCTTAATGATGACACAGAAATTACACATTCTGAAATGAATCCAGATGGAAAAGTAAAAGTTTATATCGAAACTCCAGATGAAAAATATTGCTTTAAACATGCTACCTGTTGGCTTCCTGCTTATGAATGGGAAGACATCTTCCAATATTCAGATGAAGAAATTGATCGATTTGATGAGATCATCCATTCTATGGCACATCTGATTATGGAGTTTTCGCAGGAAGGAGGCTTCAACAATGCCTCAAATTTTTAGGTTTGGCGAATATTGGATTTATTTTTGGACAAACGAAAATGAACCACTTGAACCGGTTCATATACATGTTGCCAAAGGTGCACCTACTGCAAATGCAACTAAAATATGGATAACCAGCACAGGGCATTGTTTGCTTTGCAATAATAATTCACGCATTCCTAATCATACACTTCGAAATATAATGCGTATGATCGAGGCGCGGCACGATGATGTAATCCGTGCATGGCTTAAATATTTTGGTGAAATACGTTACTTTTGTTAAATTATGGTTGTACAGATTTTCGTACTTCCGAAATGATATACTTGAGCGGGAGGTGTTTTCATGAATTACGAAGAATTACAGATTCAAGCCTGCAAAGACGGTATAGAAATTATCGAATATCCTTTTAAGAGTAGCAATATCAAAGGATTATATTGCAATGGTACTGTTGCTCTCAACGAAGATATGACTCAAGTAGAAAAATCCTGTGTACTTGCAGAGGAAATCGGTCATCACTGCACCAGCTCCGGAGACATTCTGGATCAGACCGACATTATGAACCGCAAACAGGAATATCGTGCACGGTTCTATGGATATAACCTCAAGATTGGATTAACCGGTCTGATCAGAGCATATGAAGCAGGTTGCAGAAACTTTTTCGAAATGGCTGAGTTTCTGGATGCTACAGAAGAATATCTGAAAGAAGCTATACAGTGTTATAAATCCAAATATGGAATATGCGCTGTTGTTGACAATTATATTATCTATTTTGAACCATTCGCAGTGATGAAGATGATTACTGTAGATTCGCTTTAGGAAGGAAAACGTATGGGTTTTTAGATTTATTCCGAATCGGTAAAATCAAAAGTGAAAATGAAACTTTAAAGCAAAAACTTCAACTTTTACATGCCGATGAATATTTTCAAATCAGAGAACAACTTGATGCAATGACAGCAGAAATTTCTAGTAACAATTCTGTGCTTTCTCAGCAACGTAATGAAATATCTGAATTGTCAAATCAACGTCAAAAATTGGATAAGCAAGTAAATACTCAAAAGAACAAATTGTCTCGATGCAAAGAATTATATCAAAGTGTAGAATATGCTTTAAATAATTTTTTAGTATCAGATGTGCAATATAATAATTGCAAGCTAAATCCTCATAACAAAAGTGATTTTGATCTCCTTTCTCCTTCTGTGATTCTCCAATTGCATTCTATGGATGTGAAGGAACTCCGAAAAGCATATAAAGAAAATGAAAAACAAATAGATAAGTTGCTTAGTTTGTATGAATCACGTTATACAACTAAAGCTAATAAATCTATTTATTCTTTAATTGTAATTGCATTACGAGCTGAATTACAAAATATTCTTTACAATTTAAAATATGAAAAGCTTGATAAATCAATTGAAGATCTTAAATTAGTTACGGCCAAATACTTAAAAATTGCCGGAGAAGGAAATCAAAGCATCGCTGGAACTCTAACGAAATTCATTGGTGAAATTGAATATCTGTTTATTAACG